CGACGCGGGCGACGACGCCGAGGTTGCCGACGAACCTGTCGACGCTGTTGGTTCCGATCGCGCGCTGCGCCTGCGCGAGCATCGACACGAACTCGATCGACAGGTCCATGCCCGCAAGCTCCTCGGGCGCCGGCGGAAGGGCGCCGCGCTCGAGCATGTGCGTGAACGTGATGTCGACGAGCGGCTCGAGCAGCTCGTTGTGGAGCCGCTCGATCACGGGGCCGAGCATGAGGAGCTTCTCCTCGTGGCGCTCGGCGACCTCGGTCGCGGTCATGCGCGTGTCGGTCGCGTTCGCGAGCATGAGGAACAGGTCGGCGTAGAACGCGCCGCGCACGCGGTCGCGGCAGTCCTGGATGTCCATGAGCAGGTGCTGCAGGTTGAGCTGCACGTCGAACGCCGTCCTGATCGGCGCCGTCGAGCCGTCGACGAACGTGATGCCGCCGGGCAGCGTGTCGATGTCGCGGTTCTTGTACGCGGTCGGCACCTGCAGCGGCGGCTTCGTCTGGTAGTCGATGACCTGCGCCTTGCGGAGCTGCTCGTGCTGGAGCTGCTTGACGTCGCCGAGCGCCTCCATGCCGGGGCTGTTGCCGTAGATGTCGCCGCCCGCGAGCGCCCAGCGGGGCACGACGCAGGGGAACTGGCGAAACCCGCTCTCGCGCAGGAACTTGTCGCGGTCGCCGCCGACCTCGAAGTACACCGAGCGCCACGGCATGTTCTTGTTGTCGCGCTTGCGGACGTCGCGGTCGGCGCGCGGCTCGATCGCGTGCACGATCGGTACCCACTTGTCAAGCGTGCCGCGGTCGAACATCGACCGCACCGTCGTCGAGCAGTTCTCGTAGCCGAACTCCTTCACGATCTCGCCGACGGTCTTCTCGAACTCGCGGTAGAGCGTGCAGACGTGGCCGCGGTAGTCCTGCGCGACGCAGAACTCGCCCGTCGTGAGCGGGTAGTGGTGGATCAGCGTGTCCTGGTCGGGCAGCACGATCGACGCGGCGGTGCCGAAGCAGCCGAGTTCCTCGTACATCTGGTGCAGCGCGCGGTAGCTGTTCGACCGCGCGAACACGGTGAGCATGCGGCGCGAGACGTCGTCGAGCCAGACCTTGACGGGCTGGTACCGGTTGAGGTCGGGGTCGGGCGTCGCGAGGCGGAACCACGGACGCGCGGGGCTGGTCGCGCCCGCCATCATGCCGGCGCCGAGCGTGCGCAGCGCGCGCGTGCCCGTGTTGTCGTAGATCGAGTTGTGCCGGCGCCATCCCTTGTCGCGGTCCTGGCGGAAGTAGCGCCCGTTGCGCGGGAGGATGAACGTCGTCAGCTCCTGCCAGTGCGACCACCACGTGGCGCGCTCTGCCTTGAGCTGGCCCCAGCGAGTCCACAGCTGGTCGCGCGGAGGCGCGCCCTTGTAGGATTGTGCGTCGCCGGGGTAGGTGCTCATGGATCAGCCTCCGAGCAGGCTCGACTTGCCGAGCGAGGTGGCCGCTGCGTTCGCGCCCATCGGCCCGGTGAGCATCGTGCCCGCCGAGCCTTCCTTCTGCGCCGCCTGCATGATGCCGGCGACGTCGGGCTGGCGTCGGTTCGCCAACGCCTCGCGCTGCTGGCTCTCGCGCTGCTGCGATCGGGCCTGCGCCGCGGCCTCGTTCTGCGCGCGCTCCTGCATGCCGAGCGACTTCTTCTGCGCCGAGTTCTGCTGGGCCGATCCGATCGCGCTGACGCCGGCCGAGAGGCCTGCGGCGGTTGCGCCGACCACTGCGGCGCCAGTTGCTGCGGCGGTGGCGGCGGTCGCGCCGAGCGCCGCGCCGATTGAAGTGAACACCGGCATGTCACAGCTCCTTGTAGGAAGTCGTCTCGCCTCGCGCGTACCCCATGCGCGCCAGCATGGTACCAACGATCTCGCCGTTGCAACCCTCGAGCGACGACATTGTCGCCGCGAGCGCGCCCGACTCGCGCGCCCACGCCTCGTACGCGAGGACGAGCCGCACCGCGATCGTCGTGCCGCGCGCCTCGGGATCGACCCACCACGCCAGCTCGACCGCGAACGGCTTCGTCGGCGCGAACCATGTCCCGACGATCGCGCCGACCAGCATCGCGCACGGCGCGCCGTCCCTGTCGGCGACGAACACGGCGCAGTCGGGCACCGCGATCATCGCGCGCGTCCGCTCCTCAAGCTCCCCGAGAGTCGGCGCGAACATCCGCCCGTGCCCGGACTGCTCGATGAACGCCATCCCCATCCGCGCGATCGCCGGCGCGTCGGCCTCGGTTGCCCTTCGTATGCTGCTCATCGTCCTGCCTCCGCGTAGGGGTCATGCTCGGACCTTGACTTCGATCGCAGCGTGCGCTCGATCTCTCGAGGCAGTCGCTTCGCGACGAACGACGCGAACGTCAGCGCGAGGGCGTCGGCCGAGTCGGGCGAGCCGCCGCCGTGCAGGCGCTTGCGGATGTCGTCCTTGCTCTCGAGGACCTTGCGTCCCTGCGCGTCGAACTTGTAGGTCGGCGTGGCGAGCTGGCTTTTCAGCGCCAGGTCCTGCGGGATCGCGCCGCCCGACAGCAGCCACTCGCGCATGCGCCACCACATCTCGCTGCGGCGGTTGTTGAACTGGGTCGGGACGATCGCCGAGCCGCCGAAGGGCACCTCGACCACGTCGTGCCCGAGCTGCCGCAGGCGGTCGATCACGCCCGCGCCGGCGCCCGAGTCCACGAACACGGCGTCGGGCTCGTGCTGCGCGATCAGCTCGCCGACGTTGGCGGCCAGAGCCATGTTGTCGATGCCCGTCCAGACGGTCGGCTGCATCGCGACCAGCCCGCGCCGCAGGATCGCCACGCTGCGGTCGCCGCCGAACCGGGCGGGGTCAACGCCGAGGACGAGCGGCGCATCGCGGGTGTCGCCGTCCCCGTAGGCGCGGCGGGCCGCCTCCTCGACGTCGACAAGCGGGATCACCTGGTTGTCGCCGGCCGCGGCGAAGTCGCAGAGCATCTCGCGGGCGAAGGCCGCCGGGGACATGTCCTTGCGCAGCAGGGCGACCTCGTTGGCGGGGAGCGTGTCGGTGTCGTAGACGGTGTACCGCGCAGCCGCCCACTCCTCGCGCGTCGTCGCGCGCACGAACAGCTCGCTGAACAGGTTCACGCCGTTCGGCGTGCCGATGAACATGCCCCATCCCCTGCGGTCGGACAGGGCGGGTCGGACGACCTCCTCCCAGACGTCGGGCGCGATCTGGGCGACCTCGTCGATGACGCAGCCGCTCAGGCCGCCGCCGCGCAGTGCGTCGGGATTGTCGGCGCCGGCAAGCCGAAGCACGGCGCCGTTGTGCGCGAACGTCGCCGTCAGGTCGCTTTCGTTGTAGGCGACGGCGCCCGCCGACTCGAGCGGGCGCAGACGGTGCTTGAGCCGCGCCCAGACGATCGCCTTGGCCTGGTTGCGGAACGGCGCGACGTAGGCGTACACCGGCAGCGTCAGCGTCGAGCGGAGGCAGGCGTCGACGAGCGACATCATGCCCAGCTCGGTCTTCCCTGCGCGGCGGTGGAGCGCGAGGACGCGGAAGCGCGCGCGCATCAGGTGGCACTGGCGCTGCCACGGGCGCGGCCGGTAGTCCAGCACGATCGACTGGCGCTCGGCCGTCATTCCTCGGGCACGCCGGTCGTCACGTTGAGCGTGACGCCGCCCGAGTGCTCGAGCCGCGCCTTGGTGCCGTAGACGCTCGGGAGCCAGCACGCGAGCAGCTTCAGCTTGGTGTCGATGCGCAGGCGCTGCCACTGGACCGAGCCGGGGTCGATGCGCTCGCTGCCGCCGAGATCGCTGAACGTGCCCGGCTTGGTGTCGGCGATGTCGATCGCTTCCTCGGCGATGGCGTGGCACCCGTCTTCTCGCGCGCGCGCGAAGCGTTCACGGAAGGACGGGTCCTTCTGCATCCACTCCCACACGGTCGTGCGGCCGGGCTTCCCCTCCTGCGCGCAGTAGTGGCAGAGCATCTGCCCGGCCGACACCCATGCGACGACCTCGTCGGCGAGGTCCTGCGGCACGGGCTTGACGGGCCGCCCGAGGGGCTTGCCGTTCTTGGACTTGCGGGGCGTGCGCTTCATTCGCTGCCTCCTCTGGCGCCGCGCGGGCGCATGGCGATCATACCTCTGCCGGCTGCGTGGGCGTCTCCGGCTGGCGCTTCCGCCTCGGGGTCACCGACTGCGGGGCGCGGCGCGGCACGAGCACGACGTCGAAGCCCGCGGCCCGAGCCATGTCGAGGCCGAGCGCCAGCGACGGCTCGCGCTGCCCCGTCACGGTGTCGTGGGCGGCGAGCAGGCACTGCGCGGTGTGGAGGCTGCACAGCTTGCGCGCGGCCACCGCCTGCGTGAACGAGTAGCGGCTGACGCCTTCCTCGCGGAGGCGGTCGACGATCGCGTCTTTCCAGTCGTCGGCATCGGTGATCGGGATCATATGCGTATCCTATGCATTCGATGCGCCAAAAGCAACGCCGCCGCGACAAAGCGCGGCGGCGTGGGGCGCGTCGGCACCCTCATCGGACGGGCATTGATTGGGGTGCCGCAGTGTCCGACTTTCCAGGGCCT